TAATGCTCGCTTGTCTTTTCATATGATTTATGGTAACCTTTAAGTGTGGCGTAGCTTGTTCTCCCATTTGCGAATAAGCACTAAGATATACCGGAATGATTACAATATCATTTGGTTTTTGAGTCCATTTCTGTTTGATAGCGTACATCGAATAAGTTATTAATTGATCTATGACCGAATTACTCACTTTTCCAGTTTTCCAGTCTAAAAGATATATTTTATCACAATACCTAAATCCACAATCTATTTTAACTGCGACTTCTTCCCCTGTTTTAAATTGAAATTTTTGAAAATCTTCAAGAGACAACCAGTCGTCTTCCGCTAGTCCCTGTAAGACCCTGAACAAAGGCATGTCGTAAAACGCCTTTAAAGACACAAGTACCTTTTGTTTAAATAAATTGAGTTTATCTTTGTCGATTTCTTCTGAATAAAAGTGTTCGGCAAGATTAATATTCTGCTTGGGACTTCCTTGCCACCTTTTTTCTTTAGACTGTTTCCAGCCCTTACGAAGTGCTTGAACAGCATCATGTTGAGCCTTTTCTATACTTCCCCAATTTTTGGTTTTACGACCAATCGTAATTATATTCTCTATAATCTCGTGAACAATACTTCCAACAAACATTGGCATATTAGTCATATTTTTGAGCATATATGCTCGACGTTTCTCCTGAGGCGCGCTAGCTAGCCAACCTTCCCAGGCACAACAGTAAGTCAGATAATATTTCCAAGCACATTCTCGCAAGCATTTAACACGACTTTCGGACCATGCATATGTTTGTTTTATTTTACCCATAGTTTTTTCCTTGCATTTTCTAGGCAGATATTTCAATTTCGCAAATATTGCGATAACGACTTTTCATATCCACTCCCATTTTAAATACACAGTTATTTTGTCTACTTATGTCCTTTGGCTTGCATAATTTTAATAATAGTTTTTAGTATTTCTTATCTTTCTTTTGTAGCCGTTTTCCTATTCCGTCTCTGTTAAAGTAATATCCTCTGTCAAAAAATGGGAAAAATTCTGGAGCAAATCTAGTTATACTACCGTTAATATCTTGTTGCAATGTCACAACACAAAAACCGACATGAGCAGCAATTTTACGTTTTCTCATAAATCTGGTTTGATCTTGTGTAGTCCCAGCTTGCAGACAATGAATGTTTCTAGGATAACAATAATCAAATTTGTGATAATGACCGATAATAGCTACGGCAGGTTTCTCTCCTCCGCTAAAACTCTCAGCCAATTTTTGAGACGAATACGACAAAGCATAACTAGAGCCTCCACCAGCATGGATAACTTTAATAATAGCTTTTCCTTTTGGCGATTTTAATTCAAAATCTGCTTCCATATACCCCATGTACACCAAATCATTCCGACCTTGGGCCTTTGCTTCTAGCATCAAATAGCGACCAAACTCTATCCCCTCTCGCTGTTGATACCAACCGCAGTGATCATCTCCATCAACGTAATAAGTTTTGATTCCATAACGAGAAGGCCAATGATCAATTGCATATTGACATTGATCTGCAATACCGTGGGCTTTTAATTCATGTGTATTGAAACGGCACTCTCCATCAATATAATTTCCTGGGCATAGAACAGTTGTTATTCCTCTCCTAGCAAATTCATCGTAAGCCGCATCGAGTACATCAAGTCGTTCTACTTTGCTACATAAATGCATATCTGCAACTACGCCAAATGAAATTGGTTTTTCATAAAAATGATTTTCAAAGATAATATTCGCAGTAGATTGTTCTGCTGACTTGCCAAGCTGAATTGTATTACCTCGCTTTGTAATAATATACCCACGTTCTTCCATATCATCAATAACAGCAAGAACATCTTCTTCAGTTGAGCACATTTTCTCGGCAATCTTAGTGACCGTAGTTGCTCTTTTGATATATCTGGCTACCTCTGATCGAAAAAGTGGATCATTTGGATCGATACCAACTTGAGGAATACCAGACATAATTGTTTTAGCTTCTATGATAAGTCTTCTGGCTTTCCAAATAGTAACACCGAGCGACTCTGAAACATTTTTTCGAAGAGTACCAGAATTGTCTGTGCGATTATGCAATCTAATCAACTCAATAACTTTTCGTACTTGTTCACTTAGTTGTGATTTTTGCTTATCCATCTATTTCATCACCTTTCACTATAACATCACACGCCCCACTCGGACAATCACTTATTGATGCTTCTTCTTTAGCTTGTTCTAAATATTTTTTAGCTTCGGACAATGGCAATGGAGTTAGTGGAGATAAACCCTTGCTTCCATCACGATATACTGTAATACCCTTTAGTCTACCAATATATTTGCGTATCACTTCAGACAACTGCTCGACAGGATAATTATGGGGTATGTTAATTGTTTTCGAAATAGAATTGTCTATGTGTTTTTGACAGACAACTTGCATTGCTAAATGATCTTCTGGCGGAATATCGTGAGCCCCTTGGAAATGTGCTACGGATCGACCGGTTTCTATGAATTGTTTCAGCAATGGATGGATGACTATTTCTTCCGCTTTATCTCTCTTTTTGTCATCGTGCATATTTTTGTGTTGATTAAAGTATCTCCTGTATACTGGTTGGAACAATGGCTCAATGCCAGATGAACAGCCCGCTACTATAGAAATGGTTCCGGTCGGTGCGGCGGTTAACAGAGCGCAATTGCGGAGTCCATGTTCGCAGATCAAACGATGATGTCTACGGGGCAAACACTTTTTGACAAAACCTGTTCTTATGTGTTGATCGGCATTAAAAGCGTGAAATGACCCCTTTTCCACCGCTAAGGTTATACTTGCATGGTAAGCTTGTTTTTTAATAAAGTCCATTGTTTCATCAACAATATCACGAGCTTCTTGACTAGAATAAGAAAGATTAAGTTCCAGTAGCATGTCATGTAAACCCATTACGCCAAGGCCAATACGTCTGTGTTTTTGTGATGTTTCTTGAATAATAGGTAGCGGATAATTATTTTGATCCAATACGTTATCCAAAAATCGCACGCCCATTGCGGTTGTTTCTTCTAGTGTGTCCCAGTCGATAGTTCCGTTTACTATGTGGCTATGCAAATTGATCGCTCCAAGACAGCAGCATCCATATTCTTCCAACGGTATTTCCGAACAGGGATTTGGTGATGAAATTTCACCACCAGGAACATAAGCTATAGTATTTTGTTCCTTAATTAAGCCTATATTAAGTAACCCTGGATCACCATTTTTCCAAGCATTTTGAATAATTCGGTCCCAAATATTCTTAGCAGTTGTTCGTCCATATTCTACACCTTGCCATTTAAAAATTACTTCCCAATTTTGGTCAAGCAACTTAAAGAATTCATCATCAACAAGTATAGATATGTTTGCATTTGTTAGTTCGCCATTATCCAATTTTGCTGCGAGAAATTCTGGTAAATCTGGATGTTTCCAATCTAAACAATTCAACAAAGCCGAGCGACGGCCCCCTCCCTCTCTGAGTTCGTTACAGACACCGTTAACCGCTCTCATTAAGCTAACAGCGCCAGTAGCTTCTCCCCCAGTGCCTCGAATTGGTGCCCCCCTCGGTCTGATCTTCGTAAAACTGATTCCAACGCCACCACCAGCACCAGATATAATTGTTACATTTCGTAGAACGTCCCCCCATCCCTCTCGACTATCCTCCGCAGGTACGCAAAAACAATTAAGCATTTGCCCTCTTGGCCGACCGGCACCTCTCCAAATTCGTCCGCCTGGAGAAAAACGGTTTGTTTGTAAAATATCGAAAAATCTATCAAAATACTCATTACGTTTAGCCCCAGTTTCTGCGTCGGAGATCGATCGGGCGACACGGATGCATGCTTGAGAAAACGTTTCTTCTTCGTGGATCGCGTAGCGATCTTGAAATATCTGTAGAGCAAAACCTTGAGGATTATATTTTTTCATTTATACCAACTTTTATTTACCATCTAGATTTATACTTACATCGGTATTAGCGTCGCCACTAGGAAACTTAATAGTCCCAGGTAATTGATTAAGATAATTTTTGATTTTTATCTTAAACGGTTTAATGAATTGTTGACAATAAATACTATGATTATGGTATGCGACTGAATCTGCTTCTCGCAGTATAAACCAGGCGTCAATATTGTGGCGACCAACATCGGCAACAAATTTACTAATCGTTTTGTGAGACAACGGTATCGTTATATCGAACATATGTGTGTTAACAAGTCTACTTATTTTATCTATTAATTCTTGCGAAGATTGCCACGACGACAATCTACGACGAACAATCCGTGCAGAAAGTAAGGCGTGGTTCGGAAATTTGGATTGATCAAATGTGACACAAATTTCGGTTTTGCCCAGATCATGGAAAAGTGCCGCTAGAAGTGTGGTTTCGCTTTTAAGCGATAAAGAGTCAAGAACGTTCATAGTATGATTAAAGACAGATTGGCCATTTCGTTGTTGCGTCGTTTTGGCTTTTGCTAATTCTGCAAAACACTTGCTAGGATTTATTGTCCAGAAATCACTCGGTTTGGTCGAAGTTAACATTCCATTGATAACGCTGGATAACAACTTTATTTCTCCTCGATATATTGTTTAATCATCTCGTTTGCCGAAACTAACGAGATAGCCGACGCTAGGTGAGGTAAAAATTGACCATTACGAGCGAACGGTGCGCTAAAAGGAACACCAATCAGATAATAATGACCACCATATTTTTTGAACAATCCACCACCACTCGATCCTCCAGCAATTTGCGCGTTACTGGTATAAGTTATATGGCCATTGGCAGTTCCTACTATCGAAGATATAATTCCATCTGTAGGCAATGGAGGACGACCCAGTTGACATCCTACCGCGTAAACTTCGTCGAATATTCTGATTTGATCTAACATTTCGCAAGACGGCAAATTGGCGACTGGTAGGTCTACGTCGGTTTCAAAAGTTAAGATCGCTAGATCAAGAATTTCTGATTCAGTTACGACGACAGCGGAACCGCAAACAGCCACTTTTCCATTCGTTCGGAAAGCAGTGATTATCACTTCATAATCAATGGTAAGAAAAAGAGGCTCGCCCCTAAGTCCATCGGCTCCAACAAGAATTTTTATATTACGATCTTCTATGACATGGGCATTTGTTAGGATGGAATATATAGAAACGTTTTTTGTTTGTTGGTTTTTTGAATCGTTGTGAGTGCGATTAATAATTGTGCCAGAACCACTTGCGAAATAGGTACTTACATGAACTATCGTATTTAACATTTCCGTTTGTTTGAGTAAAATCAAGTCAGGATATATTTCGACTTGAGTCGTAAACTGGGATTTATTAGCGCCAGCAGATTGGAGTTGGAGAACATCTAAAAACATAAGAAAAGGGATTGCGAATAATACCAACGAAAGAATAATACCACCTATTATTTTTAATTTATTCATTTTATATTGTATCCAATTTTATTTTTTAACTATAATTTATTAAAGCTTTATTGATTGTTTGACAATTCATCAACTGCTTCTGTCGCTCCGTCAATCGCTGCTTCAATCAACTCGACAATTAACTCTTGATTTTCAGTTAAATCTATATGAAGCGATGAGATATATCGTTCGATCACATCTATCATGGTCATGCCATATAACTGATACTTATCGGGCAGATATAAACGGATTAAATTACGAGCACTGGCAAAATCTAGCTCACCATCTGTTGCTGAAAGAATATTTTTAACGGCAATCAAGTATGATCTTATGGTTTCCACATCTTCCGTGGCCATGTTCGCTTCGTTAAGAGCGATACGACTTGCCATCTTAGCAAAAAAATGAATATCCGCTGGATTAACTTGTGGGGCATCTTGATTATCATTGTCGTTCCACGAAATTTGTGAACAACCAACCGTTGATATCACTAATAGTATCAATACCGACACCGACTTTAGCAACCAATTCTTTTTCATTTTTTCCTCCATTTGTACCGAAAACCACGACACATCAAAGGGATTATACACCTTCTTTCATTCCTTGGCCATTTTTTTTACGGTCAATCGTCGTGACAACGATTTTTATTATCACGGCGATAATTCCTCCAACCTAACAGTTTGTTCAGAAGGCAACTTATTATTGCTAAGGAAAGTAACGAGACTGAAAGGCCAAGTATCAGAGAACCAACAGCAACTATAAAATTTTCTATTATTAGCACAATATTTCCTCTCAGCTATTTTCGAGGATATTCAAAGGGGACTAGTCGCTATTCTTCCGTTCTCTAATTTCTTTTTTCCCTTTATATATTTTCCTGGACGACACTTGCTCTTTGCCGTCTTGCCATTTTCGTTTTGGTTTATCGCTTTTATTGGGTTTTACTGTATATGGATCGATGCGATAACATTCGAAACATTTAACCTGATTGGTTCCATCGCAATGAGCTTGTCGGCACTTGCCATCACATTTCATTGAGTGACTAGGACCGCATGCGCATAAATCTATTCCAACGACTGAAAGCAACCGAGCAATTCGCTTATTTTCTTTGTGATTTATTTTGCTGATTTGTTTTTCGTCTTTATAGTATCCCACGACTTATCCTTTAGCTAAACAAACTGTTTTCATTAACGACAACGCATTTCGTTTGGTAAGAAAAATAGCAGCATAATTAGTGTTTTCTTCAGCAGCAATCTCCCTGATATTTTTCTTTTCGAAAAAAAATTTAACGATAATACGGCGAGATCGTATATCCAAACAACTCAAGCAATCTCGTATCATTATCCCAAGATTTTCTTTGTCTGGTATCGAATCTAAAATTAGACTGTCAATTAACTGAACACGATTTGTTCTATTAATAGTATCCCTAGCATGCCGTAACGTGTTGAGTACTTTATGATATAAAATCGTTGCAAAAGCACCGCTATTGGGATCAAATTCCGCAACAGCAAGAGCGAATGCATCGTCAGCCAAAAACATAAATTCATCAGTTTCCGTTTGGTTGTTGGCCATTCTAAAAACAATATTATTAATAATACCAATTGTAGATTGTTGATTTCGAATAATATTGAAATAAGTTTCGGTAATTCGTCTTTTAAATGATTTTCGCACTTTAGTTATTTCCTTCTACAGCTAACTGATTAACTTTACATTCCATTTGAGGAGTCCAAATTTTATCGATGATGCCTAACTGAATCGTTTGCTTAGCACTCATCCAGCGAGTTTGTGTCAACAGTTCGTCCAATCGCTTGATATCCAAGCGAGCATGACTAGCTAATTCTTTTACAAGTTTTTTGTAGCTATCTTGGGCAAACAAAAAAGCTTCTTGTTGTCGTTCGATTGAATCGCTAGAAAGCTCAAGCATCACAGAATGCAACATCATGCTTGAATGGGGCGTAATATATCTACAACCCTTAGTGCCGTAAGCTGCTATGATCGCCGCCATAGAATGGGCTTGTCCTCTAACGATTGTGTAAATTGGAAACGGGGATAGTTCCATTTGATCGATAATGGCATATCCGTCAGTTAGATTTCCACCTGGGCTGGATATGTATATATACACTGGTTTTTTTGTTGTCGCAAAATACTGTAATTGCGTATTGATGGAAGTAGCCATAAGCTCATCAATTTCTCCGACAAGAAGAATTCGACGAGTTTGTTCCATAAACGAATCAAGTGGGCTTCCTCCTAATAGACTGGCCAAAACGTCTGTTGTGCTAATTTTTTCTTCATCTTTGCATCCTCTGTGAATTTTATGGTTTAACACTCAAATCTCCCGATCCAGGATGACAAATTGAATGAACTTTTTTTAATCTTTCATGGCTAATCGCTAAATATGCTTGTGTAGCAGAAAGATATTGATGTCCTAATAAGTTTTGTACGAGTGTTAAGTCTACGCCACGGTTCATAAGCGACGTAGCACAACTCCGTCTCAAAGTGTGTGATGTAGTATGTGGGATACCCGCTCTACGAGATGTAGATGTAAGCATGTCGCTAATGGCTCGGCGGGTTATACGACTATCCGATCCCGATAGAAAAAGAGGCCCCGGATTGTGTCCGCGAACCTCATCTAAATACGTTACTATTGACTTTTGAGTATCAAAACTCATTGGTACCATTCTTTCTCGACTACCCTTACCGTTAACTTTGATACTCCTTTGATCTAACAATGCGTCTTTTAAGTTGAGATCACAAAGCTCCGATACTCGCAGGCCACTATGATAGAGCGTTAGAACAATAGCAACGTTACGGCGAAGGTTAATGCCTCGCAATGCGGATATAAGAGCATCCACGCTCTGAGGGTCTAAAGCATCTTTCGTCTCCTTTTGCACTCGGATGGGATCAATTGTCTTCAGAACATTTAGATGCATTTTGTTCGATTCCACTAAATAATGATATAAACAACGGACTGCCATACATTTGCGATTGACACTACTACTTTTTAGTCCTTTATCCCAAAGATGACTAACGAAAGCTTCGACATGGAGCGCGGTCAACGGACGCTCCGTCCCGACAAAACTGAGAAACTCTTTCACATCAAAAATATAGGCGATAACTGTTGTGGGGGCTAATCCCCTTTCCACCGAAATATATTGACAAAATTGATCCAGCATATGTTTATTCCACTATAGTTATACATCCAAAGAATATTTTTATTCAAAAATTATATAAATTTTTGTGTAAGCAATTTACCCCACTGATCCGCCATAGCTTCTGCTATTCCCAAAAAGGTTCTACTTCTTTCATCGCTCCTTTGTGTAGACGGAGACATTTTCCAAATTTTTTGTTCTCTACCATCTACGATATTAGTTGGTATTAATCTAGGCAAACCACTAAGCCATAAACAAGTAGCTTTGGTCTCTCCATGTCCAAATTGCCAAGGTTGAATTATTTGATCAGGTTTTCTCCAAATCGTTGATATAATTCCGACAGGATTTTCAATGGAAACTTTTTGACAATCTGTGTTAGCAAATTGCATAAAAAAATCTATCCCCTGTTGTTGTCTGCCATCTAAACGTTTTTGTTTAAACCATTTTGCTCCACTAGAACATAGGTGAGTACATGGAGGAAAAGCAATAATCATATCCCAATTTTGGCGCAACAACAACTTGACATCTTGTTGAAAATGCCATTCTGCGTAACCTCCGGAACATTTCTGAATATCACATGAATAGGCTTCTACGTCTATTTTCCTTAATGCTGTTGTTACAACTTGACTTTTTTCGCAAGCAACTAACACTGCCATTGGTCACCTAATAACAATTATACTCTTTTGAAATCAGATTCCACCCCTTTAGTGCCATCTGGTAAATCAATTATTTTCATACCGTGTAAAAAAACAGGCATTTCCTTCTCCAATATTTTATACACTTTGACAGCTAAGGCACGAATTTCAATGTCGGCGGCAGGATTGGCTCGAAGCTCGATTAGATGTCTGATAGCGCGGACATTCATTGTAACAAATATCTTAGTTTCCGTGGCATTAGGCAGCACAGAACGAGCCGCCTGACGCGCCATCTTACGTCGTTCTAGCCCACTAGGAACATCCTGATACATTCTTGACAATTTAGCCGTTAAATTTTCGTAAAGTTGCCGAGAACGTTCACAGTGTGTCATCCATTCATTGTAAGCATCTAAATCGATTTTTGCCAATTCTTGGATTGCTGGTGGAATAATAAAAGATACGTTAGACGAATCTACGTAGCGTTGAGATAATTGTGAGAAAGAGGCCAAACGATGCCTTACTAGCTCATGAGTTAAAGTTCTACTTACATTCCATATTAAGAAGTTAAAATTACAATGCTCAAGACATGCGCCGTGTTTTGATTCTATTAAATTTTTAATATGATCCTCGTGCAAACGACCCTTGGCAGACTCCCCGTCTTTCGGCCAAGACTGATAGCAATTTCTCCCCGCCATCTCTATCAACCACTCACCATCGGAATCACCAAGGTCCATGGCGCTTCCGAGTTTGTTTTCTAGTTCAGGCCAAAAATATTGGTGTTCCTCCAAAAAGCGACGAACTCCTTCAGGACACATTATTGGCTTGCCCACTAACACTACTTCTGGTTCTGTCACAAACCCATCCATATTTTACTCCTTATTCCGATTCTGTATTATAGACACAATCTATTTTATATAATTCTAATCCAACCTTTATTTTGCAATTTCAACATACTGTTTCAATATTTTAAAATCCAAGATATGGCGACCACAATATGATGAATCATATCAATTCACATCATTCATCTCTTTGATTTCATAAGACAAACACACACCACCGAATTCATTCGGAGAGATAACAGCAAGTTGCTTCAAAACCCTTTCACGAAGATCAACCGCTACATCCAGCACACGTTTTAACTCTTCTCCTAAAATTGTTTCTACTGCTCGATGAGGATAAATTAGTTTTAGCAAACCACAGCCAATTCGTACTAATGAACGCTGATTTCGTTGACTCATATTCCCGAAGTCTACCCGACTAGTAATAACTGGAGCATAATTTTTCTTTCTCATCCTGTGCATAATTTCACTCAAATAATCCGACATAAAACCAACGTCTTTGGCAAAATGAGATTCTCTAATTTGAGGTACTTCCCAGCCAGGAATAAATCCATGCAAACGATCAAGAAATGCTCGATCGCTACTGATAATATGTGGAAATGGGGAAAATAGATTGCGGTAACGACAACTAACACACTTTTTTTTTCGATCACAATCTATATTACCTATGAACATTATTGAGCAGCCAGACGAGAAAGATACGACGCCTCTTCCGAATCTTCCACTATTCATAAAATCTTTTAACATATTTATCAATTCGTCCTGACCCGTCCACTTAGCTCCAGAAATCTCGTCAAAAAATATTACATCTTGTTGACCAATAATTCCTGGTTTATGACGGAGTTTGTCGTAAAATAAAGACGCTACTGTTGTTTTGGACCCAGAGATAACAAATCCGTAAGAACTCAACGATTGACCCATAAAAGTTTTTCCTGTCTCTGGGGGGCCTAATTCGCAAAGATTGACATTTGTTTCGATAAATGGTACGAGTCTGGTTAAATAAATAATCTTCTCTTTTTCGTTGAGCAGCTTAGGATCGAATCCAACAGAAGAAACGAGTAGATCAATCCATTCGTTATCAGTGAATTGTTCGCGACTAGTTATCCATGACTCTAGGTCAATACTTACAATCTGCATGGGCCTGAAGCCGGATACAAGAAAAGGATACATTTTACTGCGTATGGCGAATCCTTCGTCGAAGACGATTTGGATCGATCCCCAAGTTCCAGTCGTTAGCAACGAATCACCGAATTCAGCTATTAAAAAAGGATCAATGCGAACATTCTGGCTGCCCAAAGCAGAAATGCTAGCCCAATACTCATCCCGCGATTCATCGTATCGGCACTGAAGTCTTCCTATTAAAACAAAGAATCCCTTTTCTCTAATTTGACTTTTCACCCATTCGCTTTTATCCGATTCAATGAAATGCTTATCTAGCAAGTCATTAATTTTCTTCAATCCTTCTGTCGGATTATTCAAATCTACCAATTGTGATATTAAAAAATCAGCCACAAAATTAGGGAGTTTATGAAATTGATCGCTATAACCCAGAAGACTTTTATTTATAATAACTCCTCTGTCGGGAAAAGCTTTTATTATTTTCTCTTGAAAATCATTGGTAGCTATCAACATTTTCTCCTATTCATCTTTTTGCTTTATCTCGATCCAAAATCGCTTACCACTAACTTTGATGCTTATATCTTTATCGTGTAACGCAGCATTAGTAAAGGCTATTTCGATTAATTCTCTAGTTTCATCATCGACATATTCAGAACAATAACCCAAAAGACCCAACACACCCAAATATCGCAGGTATTGATTAGTGTCAGTCTCCATTCCACGTTCCTTATAATAAAACAATTTAAGAAAAAAAACTCAGCGCATCTGATCTTTCTATTGCGATAGGTAATTCTTTAGATGTTGTAGTCTCATAGGCAATAGACATATAAAGACATTTTTCATGAATTGTTACACCAGCTTCTCCGTTAATAAATTCATAGTCGCCACTTGGCGAAATAGTACAAAGCGCTCCGTAGAATATATTTTCATTTTTAAGCGCGCACTGTCCACAAATTATACATTTCATTTGTACTATATCTATATTTTTAGTTGTATTCATTTTTATTCTCTTTTGTCAATAATTATGAATCATCTATTATATTGATATCTCCGTTCGAACCCAGATGCTAGACAGGAATGTATGTATGGATGAGTTTTCCGTAAGTGTAACTTTGGTAAGTTGACTTAGAATTTAGCGAAATCTGTCGAACGAGCAAAGTGGATAAAAAAGCATAAGTCTTTACATATATAACAGTGCGGAAACGGTCCAAACGTTCCCTTGATTTTGACAAAAATAATAAAATTTTTATTTAGCGTAATTATGTGCTTTTGGTTATGTTATTTTAGGACCATACTGCCAAAAAATCTTTTATACTTATAATATACAGTGTTTTTGGCCGAAGTCAAGAAAAAATTTTGACAATCATTCTGTGTCATGCAATGTTTTTAAAAATGGACGTGGAGTTATTCTCCAACCTTCAACATTTATTATGTCTGTGTTATTTGTGAACTTCGGAGCCTTAGATAATTTAAAATAGTTGGCTACAATATTAATTGCTTGGATAACATTGTCTTGCATGTTTTTACAAAGGTAGTCAGGAGAGATGCACGCAACAACCGCTACAAATTTGGTTTTAAGACTATCTAGGCGGTGTTTTTTTCTAGTGGAGTATTGTATTCCTCTGTCGGCGAGCCATTTTTCTGCCTCCGGCCAATCACTCCAATCGTTATAATAGTTACCATAAACCCATGTGTATCGATTATACCATTCGATTGGAAGACGGAAACCCCAATTGCCACAATTAATTTCAGTTCCTTCTGGATGATATGGCGCTACATTATAATAATAGTCATGATGTTTGTCTATGTTGATAATGTTAAATGGTGTTTTAACTCTTCCTGATTTTATCCATTTTTGTAATTGTGGTATAAATTCGTGATGTTCCACTGTTACAACTGCTGGGGTTCTGCGAGGAATATGTTTCAACAATTTTTGTAATTTGCTTAATGGTTGTTTCTGGTCGTTGAAAAAATCAAGATCAATACTGACGAGCGTTTTCGTTTTCATGTTAGAACCTCATTTTCAAATACACGCACACTAAACAGACTTAGTTTCAAAAACTTTTTGCAGTATTTAAATAATTATTGACTAATCGAACAGTGACCAAAAGCATTCATGATAGCTTTGATTTCTTTGTCTGTAATTTCTGTTCTTTCCGCTGGGTCGAATTCACCGGTTTTGTTAGCACAAATGCGAACAATACCACTATCGATCCGCCAAAACCCAATCTTCTCCAGATACTCTGGATCGTCACCTAGTGTGATTGTCGCATGTGGAGGTCCAGCAGATTCAGCCCAATTTTTAATTTGTGTTTTACGTTTTTCTCTTTCTTGTTCTCCCAGTTCTTTAATACAATTTATCCACCCAGAAATACCGTTTTCGACATCTCCACGTCGATAATCGACTGCCGCTTCTTCATTTTCAGATTTTTTATCCATTACAGTCCTCCATGATATTGGCCACACCTTTGGCGTCTGGCAAATCGTTATTTAATAGAGCTTGAAAGTTTTGCCGATAGAAGGGTGTTGTCTAACTTCTTCAATAATCATTGTTTTGAGTTTCGCTTCTAAAATATCGAGTGCTTCCGTTGATACTCTTGTTATTGGCATGTCTCCACGTAAACTTTTGAATTTTGCTATGATAAATTTTTTTGTTGCTGATCGATTCAGTATACTACTCACGTTTTCTCCAATCGACTATTGTTTTAGTCATTATTGTTTCCTTTTATGCTTATTGTATTCCATGCTTGTATTGCTCGGCCTTCTGTCTCGTATTCTTCGTTTG